CACCCATAGTGGGTGTCTGATCTAGCGGCATAGTGCCGCGATCTGAGTGTCTTTGTTTAAGATTCTCAGTGGTTCCCGAAAACCTTAAACTGGGGACAACTATGTCTCCAAAAGGAGGCATAAATGAAACATTTTAAAATGGCCTTTTTGGCCCTAATGTTTCTGTTGTATGTGGTACTATCAGGATGTACCGGAACTGGAGGTTTTAAACTCCACTCCGATACAGAACTTGAGGTTCCACACCCAACCCAACAGCCACAGATTTACGCCTTACCGCCAGAAGCGATACAAGTTAAACCGTATCACGAGGCGGATCAAAAGGCAGAAGTGGCTAAGGGGGTAGTATGAGTGGCATCGAGAAATGGACAGATGATAAGCCTGCGAGACGTGCTTATTGGAAACAGCCGCCCACGTGTGACATTAACGCGGGTGGTTGGGTCAATAGCGGTCTCTCGGCTCCTGTCCAGGATCACGAAGTCACTTCCTGGCGCGGCCCAGTAGAAGTTATCAACATAGGGAATAAGAAGCGCAGAGTACATCGCGCTTTCCTTGCGTTGAGATACAACTACGGGGACGTACAAAACATAACGGCCTCGGTACCACACTTAGATGTGTGGTGTCCGGCGCCGGGGAAAGTTGCTTGCGGTCAGGATATGATGATCGTAAACTTCAAGTACCTGTGGGATCGTAAAATGGCGGGCATTCACACGTATACGTACGGGTCTTCATGGCCCCTACTACATACAGAATTGTTCTCTCGGGCATACAACACCCGGGATGCAATTGTGAACAAGCTCTTCACCAAAGCTTACGAACCTCGCTGGGACGGTATGGTCTTTATAGCAGAGCTTAATGAAACTTTGATGAGTATCAAAGGTATCATGGAGCGAGCTGTAAAGGGCACACTGCGCGCAAGGAAGTTGAGGGGTCTGATTAAAGCCAAGCCTAAGCTTAAAAAGGCATTGAGCAAACCAGGCTCCCCTATTGGAAGAACCATTAGCCATGTACTTTTCAATCCTGAAGAGTTGTGGTTGTGGTATCGTTACTTCCTGCTTCCTGCAATACTAGATGCGGAAGATCTCATGCAGGCAGTTCCGCCTCGTGAGCGAGTTGACCGTATCCAAACCGGGAGATCACAGCAAGAGCACGTAACCTCTGGTACCGTAAAACATCACGGTATTTTTGCTGGACTTACACGAGAATATCCGTGGGTTCAGACGATTACAGAGGGAGGTGGTGCTGCGTTTGACGTTAAACATATCTTTGACCCCAATCCTTTGGGGTTTTCAGGTATCGACGTTTTGCGCGCCGCTTGGGAAAGAATTCCCTTTTCTTTTGTTGTTGATTGGTTCGTACGTCTGGGTGATTTTTTAACCCAATGCCGTAATGTTGATATTGGTTTTGTGCAGTCATACGCAACAACTGCGATTGACTCATGGATCCAATTCAACGACGGTACTGATGTATGGCAGAATTACAATCCTGCTATCCATCAGGTCTTCATTGAGAGGATAATAGACTTAGAACCGCCAATCTCACCCTACGTCAATAAGGAATGGAATTCAGTACTCCATACTGTTGACGCAATCTCATTGGCTGCAGGCATCCTGAAAAGGACGCTGAGTGGCCGCTAAAAGGAGAGACATTATGTCTGTAACCTTGTTAGACGGTGGTACTACTACCACAGCGGGCGGTGCTAATCAAGCATTTTCTCGCACCTCTTTACCCGTGACCAACGGCTATGAATATGCCGACGTCGCGGAGGCTGATTACTTTGCGAGACAAAAAGTCATTCTGACTTCTCGCATGCCAGCTCTTCAGGCAGATGGCTCATACTCTAAGCAGAAAACTTCTGCTCAGTTTGTGATGCCTATTACTCTGGCTGATGGCTCCATCTCATTCTGTGTTGCAAGGGTTCAAGTTGAAGCTCACCCTGAAACGTCAGCTGCGCAGCTTGCGGAACTCCGCGAAATGGCTGCTCAGATGGCAATTCAGGCCGGCTTGGACGATACTTACAAAGCGGGAACTTTTCCTGCTTAGTAAAAACCCTTAAGAATGAGGAGGTAGTCATATGTTATCAGTAAAGAAACATAAGAGACGGAAAAAATCAGATTCCGTTGCCTTGGAGCCCTTGTTTAGGGCAACTAAGGAAGCACTGATTCACGACCTGGATGTTGATGTAAATTACAGCCAGGGTAACGTTGGAAGCAGGGAAGTAGAATATGCAAGTTATACCGCATCGGGTCCTCATCTCTTCAAGCGCTTTAAACAAGTGCTTGACTTTGACAAACGACTCATCTACTCCAGTGACACGAGCTTCGATACTTTAACGAAAGATGCATTGCGCAAATTTCGTGAAAGCCAAGCGGAGTTTCATGTACCTGAACCCTTGAATCAACGAGAAAACCTCGTTATCGCGAAATCGCGCGAGATATGTGCTGCTGTTCTAGGCACATTTTCGTATGACTCGTGGTTCGATTCATGCTCCTTCGGGAAGAGAGCGGCAGTTGGCCTCCCATATGCAAAAAGTTACCTTGATGTGCGGTTTGACCGCTTGTCAGGAACTGAAATGCAATGGGCTGCCTTTGATCACTGCCTCTCTCGTGACATGCACCTCTTTCGAGCGGTGCGTGAACGGTTGACAACCAGAAAGACTGTCAACGAAATCAGTGTGACTGCTGTTCCCAAATCTTTCAAAAGCGCCAGGATCATTGCACCAGACACTATACTCGGGGGATTCTTGTCCCGAGGTCTGGGTGATTACATCCGTTGGCGTCTTGAGAAAGAAACTCATATCAACCTGTCTAAACAACAGTACAGGCACCGCCTGTGGGCGCGGAATGCTTCTTTAAAAGGGCATCTCGCGACCATTGATATGAGTAAGGCATCAGATAGCTTTACCTGGAGACACATACAGCTTATAGTGCCGGAAGACTGGCACCATGCGCTTGACTGTGTAAGGACTCGCCGTTGTAACGTAGATGGCGACGTGGTTGACCTCACGAGCTATATGCTTATGGGATCTGGCCACACCTTTCCACTCCAGACATTGCTGTTCTATTGCCTTGCGGAAGCCACACGCCTCCTCCTTAAAAGGAGAGGCCGTGTATCGGTCTATGGGGACGATATCATCGTTCCTACTAGTATGTCAACACACCTTATTGCAGTTTTCAGCAGTCTCGGCTTCACGATTAACTCTGACAAGAGTTTTTACGATGAGCCTGACACGCTGCGCCCTAGCTATACTTTCTTTCGGGAAAGTTGCGGGGGTGACTACAAAGGTGGTATTGACGTTAGACCGTACATGCCCGAGTGTGACTTGCAGCGTGAAGGAAGGGTACCACGCGGAACTTTCATCGCGTGGTGTCACAAGATTATCAACGGTTTGTTAGATCGTTGGGAAGCTTGCGAGATACCTCTCACGCTCAACTACCTACTCAACGCAATCAATAGTATGAAAAGGTCGGTGTGTTTTGTGCCTGCATGGGAAGTTGATCATGCTGGCATAAGGCACTATATACCGCCGTACCTATTGATAGGTCGCGAGTGCTCATACATTAAGTATGAAGACTCGTATCCCACATACTGGCGTTTGACTTTTGTTGAGATCAAACGCGAGCGTGGGATATTTGAACGACCTTACCTATGGTACTCATACTTCTTGCATAAAGATGCACATGCAAGAACGCCAACACCCATTGAGTTGTTGAAGTTCATTGGGTCGCCTCTTACCAGCGAGGAATCGCTTGGTGTAGAGACCGTTGACGGATTGTTCTCACCATCTGTAGCTTTGGATGGTGAGGCCCGAAAGGACAGAGCAGGTGTGTACCGCTGGAAAAAGCGGGAACCAAAACGGCGTTAATAACTAC